AATACTCCAAACTTAGAAACATTTTTACTTAAAACACTTAAAATACAAACTGCTAATTTTTTGTTTATTGGCTCTTTGCTTTTATAACCAATATATTTATGAATTTCGTTCTTAATAATATCTGAATAATTAAATTTCTTCACCATAATCTGAACTCCTTTGAATACTTGTTGGAACTTTCTTTTTATTTGTTATTTTTGTTTTTCCTTGTGATCGTATTGATGGAATTACACTTTTATCAACAACTGGACAATGTGGATTTAAAACAATAGGTTTTTTATTTAATAATTCTTTGTTTATTAATTCTTCAACTATTGCATCATCAACTAGATCAATAAATTTATTGATTAAAATTGTGTTAGTTCTTTGCATAATAATTTATCCTTTCCTTTAAAGTTCTTATATCTGTTAAAATATACCCCATTACAAGCCATAGAACCCCTTAGAATTGATATTAGCATCTTTTCCTTAAGACTCTTTAATTGCTCCTTAGTTAAGGGTTTTATGTCTTCTTTTTTCAATTTGTTCCTTGAGTTTTTTCCTTTTGCTAGTCCAGATTTTTTTAAAATCATGAGGACAATTCTTAACCATATAATCAAGATTGTCTAGCCTTCTTTGATCTTGTGCTTTTACATGGTCAAAAATATAAGGGAGTCCAAATTTATTTCTACTCATTTAATCTTCCTTTAAACTTAATAATTTTACTTGAGTTTCTATCCATTCAATAGCTTTTGATTTACTTTTAAATTTACCATTTAACCAAGTTATAGGAATAAGATATTTTCCATCTTTTACATTGGCAAAAGTTTGCCATTTTTTATCCCAAGTTTTTTTGACTCCATATTCTTTTATGTTCATTTCTCTCCTTTTGTTATGCACCTTGTTTAATGTCGTATAATGATCCATCTGCATTGATAAGATCATAACCTTGTTTTTGAATATTATATAATAACTCATCAAATCCATGTTTTGCCATGATATGAGAATATCCACTGTCATTGTATTTTAAAAAGAAAAATTTTCCTTCTTTGCAAAATTTAACTTCATCAACGCATATTGTTGGTAATACAAACTTTTTCATTATTATATTCCTTTTGGTTGTCTTAGTTTTGGTGTTCCATAGTCATGTGTGTTTTTCCAATTAGGATCTGCAAACAACATTTCTGCTCTTTCTTCACTCATAATGTATTGTTTGTTATCAACTAAATTTAACACAATAAATGGATTTTTTCTTGCTTTAGGTCTATATCCACAAAGAGTGTATCTTCTTTGACCTTGAGATGTTTTTATTTCTGCAATCTTTTTTGAGTTTAAAGGTTTCATCCAACTTTTGTTGTTTTCTCTCATCCTCAAATGATAATCCAATGCTTTTTCTTCTTTGCTTTTTGCATTAGGTAAAGACACCTCCAACTTCATTGTAAAGGTGTCATCATCGTAAGTTGCATTTCCAAACTTAACATTAAAATTAAGTTTTTCTTTATCTATAATTGATTGAAGTTTATTTCTTACTTTATCAATATATTTAGGTGTTATTTTATCTGTTGTCATTATCCCTCCTTTTTTTGTTTTTGTATGACATCAACCATTTTACCTAATAAGGTAAGTTGTCTTTTCATTTCTTTCTGTCCTTCTGCATTTAATTTAGAATATAAATCCAAATATAAAGGCAGTTGAACCTCCCAACTATTTTCTATATTTATTTTTTTTATTTGTTCTTTGTTCATTTTCTCTCCTTTGTTAAGCTATTAAAATAATCCTCTGGTAATTCCAAAGTGTCTTCCTCTGTCTGTCTTATTGGCTTTGATACTTTTGGCATAAGTCCAAGTTCATCGAAACCAATAAAACCAAACATCTTACGATCTTTGAAGGTCTTGCTAAAAAGATTGAATAAATTAAAATCTTTGTTTTTCATATTTTTCCTTTGTTAATTAATTAAATTATTAATTTCTTGTTTTACTTCTGTTGGTATCTCTGTTGTCAACCAAGCAGTTCCATATTGATAAGGTTTGCCATCATATAGATAAGATTTATCATGTAATAAATTAACTTCTTTTAATTTTTCACATTTTAAATCATAAGAATAATCTAAAGAATCTTCACTTATAATTGATTTTAAATATTCTTCTTGTTTAGGACTTCCAGCAGTCATGTCATTTAAATGGTATTTTTTCCAAATGTCATAAATTTTATTAAATAATTTATTGTTTGGTAAAAACTTTTTAATTGTGTCAAGGTTTTGACCTCCACTGTAGCAATCAGTCTTTAAATGATTCCAAATAGTTCCACTTGCTGAAAACCTTACACCATCAAAGTTTAATTCAACTTCAATTAAACAATTTTTTTTACCATTGTTCATGTAGTCCACTTTTCCAAATTGTATTGTTTTTTTCATTTTTCTTTCCTTTTGTTGATTTGACATTTTCTAAATTTATACAAATTTTGTTCTATATTGCAAGTATTAAAAGCTAAGAGTGAATAAAAATATATGTTCGCTAAATGTTCTTATTGATTACCCAAAATTTGACATATAAAGAGGTCTAGCAAGGAAGGAATTAAAGAAGATGGAAAAAGTCAAAAAAGGGTTCGCCATGATCCCAAACCAGCTCATATATGATGAAAATATAGGAAATGAGGCAAAAGTGCTATTTTGCTATATTCGGAGTCTTTCAGAGAACTATAGAAACCTTAGAAACTCTAATTTATGCCAAAAATTAGGTTGTTCTGTTAATACCTTACAAAAGGCAAAAAAAGAGCTTATTGATAATGGTTATTTAGTTATTAACAGATTATCCTCTGCAAATAAGTATTTATTAAGATTACCCAAAAATAGGGTAGTCAGGGTGTCAAAATTTAAGCAATCAGACTACCCAAAATTTGGGCAGTATTATAAGAGTAATAACATTAATAATAATAACAATAGTAATAAGGGATTTAAAAAATTTAAGAAGTTTAAGGATTGATGTATTACTATAATAATGAACCTTTACAATTAAGCTATCGTAACGACTACACCACTGGTCAAAAAATTGAAATAGTTTTGCAGCTACAAAACGACTTAAAAGTGGGGATGCTCTCTGCGGAGCAGATGCGTTGGATTGTGGACAATAAAAGGTTTGGTGCTTTTACAGTACAAAAAGAAATAGATCGCTTAATGTTTGAAGGCAAAATTAAGATTAATCCTATTACACTTGATGATTTAACAAATTTTCCTAAAAAGAAACCTTTTGATTTGTAAAATACTATATCTTGTGTTATTTCTTTAATTGGCTACAAGCTCCCTCTTTTAGTTGTTTCTAGCCTTAAGTTAATTAACTCTGTGAGTCTGAGCAAATTTCTATTCTTTCCTTTCTGTGCTTGGACTCACACTTTAGAATTATTATAAAAAAAATGGCAGGAAGAAAAAGAAAATTAACCGATAAATTAAAAGCACATATTCTTTCTTTAATTGCAGATGGTCTGACAATAAGAGAATTATTCTCAAGGGATGATGTGCCGATTTCATGGCAATCATTTAGAACTTATTTAATTAATGATGACAATTTGATGAGTAGTTATATTAAATCAAAAGAATTGGCTATAGATTTAAAACTGTCAGAGCTTGAAGACAAAAGAAAAGAATTGGAACAAAAAATAGAAAATGGATTTGTAGATCCTAAGTCTGCACAAAACCTGGTGAATTTATATAAAATTATTACTGCACATTCTCAATGGTCTGCAAGTAAATTATCTAGCAAAACTTATGGAAAAGCTGCCGAAACTTTGCAAATAAGGTCTAATAATGACCAGAATTTAGCTATTTCTTGGATGAAACCAGATTAAATAATGTTAATAAAATGTTTTAAAAGTGTTGATAAGTCTATTTGTTTGACAAAACTTGCACACATAAAAAGCATATTATACACATGAGAAGTGGCAAAAATGCAACAGTGTTGCCTGGTTGCAACAATAATTGGTTTTTTTCTGATAACTGTTTAGTTATCGGAACTTTGGTATTGATAGGAATTATTTATCACTATGAATGTGTAGGTTGTAATTGTTGATTTATGAAAGAACAAAGCAAGAACAGGGGGTTTTATTTTTGCCGATACCCCAAATTTTTTTGTGCGACTAAATAAAAATTAATGTATGGTATAAACACATGGATGACACATTTCTAAAAACAATAATCTTCATTATGAAAGACAAAACCACTAAGAAACCGATTGTAATTACACACTTTCAAGGTTTTAGAGATGAGGAAGAAGCTAACGACTTCTCAGAGTTCTTAAAAACTCAGTTTGTTTTACCTAGCGATTATCCTGACTCAAACACTACAATTCATTAGGGGGGTTTTGTTTTAAAATGAAACAAATTGTGATTCCTTACAAACCAAGAGAAATCCAAAATTTTTTGCACAAAAAATGCGATGTGAACCGATTTAATGTTGTAATCGTTCACAGAAGGGGAGGTAAAACAGTTTTCGCCATAAACCACCTAATCAAAGCTGCTTTGACGAACACAAAACCATATCCAAGATATGCCTTCATATCTCCGTACAGGTTACAAGGAAAATCCACCGCATGGGATTATCTCAAACAATTTTCCTCTGCCATACCAGGAACAAAATTCAATGAGTCGGAACTGAGAGTAGATTTTTCGGTAAACAATAGCAGAATACAAATTATTGGCGGTGAGAACTCAAGTGCTATCAGAGGTCAGTATTTTGATGGGATAGTGTGCGATGAAACACAAAACCTTTCGCCAGACCTCTTTGACACCATCTTAAGACCATGCTTATCCGACAGAAAAGGTTTCGCAATCTTCATAGGCACACCGATGGGAAGAAACTGGTTTTTTGAATTACATGAGAAAGCTAAAACAAATAAAGATTGGTTTACCAAAGTGTTCAAAGCCTCAGAAACAAAAATCATAGCTCAGGAAGAATTAGATGCTGCGAAACAAACGATGTCGCCAGAAAGTTATGCTCAGGAATTTGAATGCTCATTCCAAGCTGGAATCTCAGGTTCTTATTTCGGCAAGGTGATTGAGGAGTTGGAGCAAAAAGGTAGAATTACAGATTTTGATATTGAACCTGACCTGGAAGTAGAAACATGGTGGGATTTAGGAATGAACGATAGCACTGTCATAACCTTTGCTCAACGACATGGTGATGAGGTTCGAATTATTGATTGTTATGAAAACTCAGGTGAAGGATTAGAGCATTACCTGAATGTAATAGATGAAAAAAATTATACCTATTCTAAGCATATAGCTCCCCATGATATTAGAGTTAGAGAAATAGGTACGAATAAATCTAGGTGGGAAACAGCTAAAGAAATGGGGTTAGAGTTTGACATCGCACCTAAACTTAGTGTAGAAGATGGTATTGAGCAAGTTAGACGAATGTTGCCGAAGTGTTACTTTCATAAAAGTAATTGCAAAAAGCTCATTGAGGCATTAAAATCGTACTGCAAACGATGGGATGAAAAAAATAATTGTTTTAGAAACAAACCCTTACACAACTGGGCATCACACTTTTGCGACTCTGTTCGATATGGTGCAATCGTAGAACCTGTTGAAAGATCCGACTGGTCTAAACCGATAAGAGTAGATACGAATTATATAGTTTAATATGGCAAAAAAAATCATAGAATTATCAGATCCTAAATTACGAAGTTTACTTTCAAATCAAATTGAAAATGCGTTAGGTTACTTGGGAGGTAATCTTTCTCAATCAAGAAGAAAATCTTTAGAATATTATTTAGGCGACAAACTTGGAACTGAAATAGATGGTAGATCACAAGTCGTATCTACTGACGTTGCCGACACTGTTGAAAGTTTGTTACCAAATTTATTAAGAGTATTTACTGCATCCGAAAAAGTAGTTCGTTGCGAACCTGTAACAGGCGAAGATGTACCTCTTGCCGAACAAGCAACTGCTTATCTCAATCATGTTTTCTACAAAGACAACAATGGTTTCCAATTACTTTATAATTTTTTCAAAGACGCACTAATTGAAAAAAATGGTTTCTTAAAAATTTATTATGACGAAAGCGAAAAGGTTGAACATGAAACTTATAAAAATTTAACCAAAGCAGAAAAAGATGCCTTAGAAGATACCTACAATGAAATAGAAGTTTTAGAAGAAGAAGTTTATGAAGATGAAAAAGCTAAAGATGCTTATGAAAAATTATTAAAACAATACGAAGATCAAGGAGTAGATGTATCAACAGTAGAGAAACCAGATTTTAATTTATATAATTGTAAAATTAAAAGAACTTCAATGAATGGCAAAATCAAAATCGAATCAGTGCCACCTGAAGAATTCTTGATAGACCGAAACGCAAAATCAATCGAAGACGCAGACTTTGTTTCGCACAAAGTTTTAATGTCAAGATCAGACTTAGTTGCGATGGGTTATGATGAAGAAGAAGTTAATAACCTACCTACATCAGAAGAAGATATTTACAACACAGAAGAAATTACAAGACAAAGAAATATTGATGAGTTTCCTGTAGATAGTGCAACAGATAAATCTACAGAAAAAGTTTTAATCTATGAGTCTTATGTAAAATACGATTACGATGAAGATGGTATTGCGGAACTTAGAAGAATTGTATCAGCAGGAGATAGTGGTTCAATGATTTTAGAAAATATGCCTTGTGATGATATTCCATTTGTAACTGTAACACCAATTCCTATGCCACATAGATTTTATGGTAGATCAATTTCAGAATTAGTTGAAGACATACAGTTAATGAAATCAACTGTGATGCGTCAAGTGTTGGATAATATGTATCTAACAAATAACAACAGAGTAGCAATCATGGATGGTATGGTTAATATGGATGACTTATTAACAACTAGACCTGGTGGTGTGGTAAGAACTAAGCAACCACCGAACCAAGTGATGCAGCCATTACAAGCTCAACCGATTTCACAACAAGCCTTTCCTTTACTAACATATCTTGATAGTGTTAGGGAGGTGAGAACTGGAGTTACTAAACAAAGTCAAGGTTTAGATCCAGACACTCTCAATGCTAAAACCGCAACAGGTGTAAATGCGTTAATGACGCAAACTCAAATGCGATCAGAATTGATTGCAAGAATCTTTGCCGAAACTGGTGTTAAAGATTTATTTAAAAAAATATTTGAACTGATGGTAAAATATCAGGACAAAGAAAGAATTGTAATGATAAACAATCAGTATGTTCCTGTAAAACCTACTGAATGGAAAGATAGATTTAATATTTCAATCGTTGTTGGCTTAGGTACAGGTTCAAAAGAGCAACAATTAATAGTTTTAAACTCAATTTTAGAAAGACAACTTCAAGCATTCCAATTACAAGGCGGAAAAGAGATGCCAATGGTAACTTTGAAGAATATGTATAACACTTTATCTAAAATTATTGAGAATGCAGGTTTAAAAAACATCGAAAGTTACTTTGTAAACCCTGATGTAGGTAAACAAATGATGCCTCCACCTGCTCCACCACCTCTAACACCGATTGAGAAGATAGAATTTACAAGAATTGATGCTGAGAATAAGAGAAAAATTGCAGATTTAGAATTACAAGCTCAAGAATTGCAACAAAAAACTCAACAAATGGCTTTAGACTTTGAAGCGAAGATAAAAGAGATGGCATTAAAATATAATACTCAGTTAGATACTGCAAAAATTAAAGCTGATGCAGATTTAGACAAGATGATGATGGCTGGAGAAAACAAAATTCTTGAACAAGCCACAAAATCGACTAATATGTTTAGCCAACAAGTACAAGGATTAAATGGAAACCAAAGATCAGGCGGAGAGGTCGCTGGAAGTCAGCCGATCCCACCAAGCCAAGCAGGTACTAGAGAATAAAATTTTTGTAGAGGCAATAGAATCTCTAAAAAAACTTTATTCTGAGGCACTGTTAGAAAAAACAGGTGCTAAAGAGAGTGATACCAGAGAAAAACTTTGGATTGCCTACAATGTTGTTGGAAAAGTCGAACAACATCTTCAAACTGTTATTGAAACAGGGAAACTTGCTCAAAAACAGTTAGAAGATTTTAGAAAACAACAACAAAACACAAAATTTTAACTATATAGTTAAAATAAGCCAAGTCTAAATGACAGCTTAACGATAGGAGGACTTAAATGTCTAACACAAACCCATTACTGAACAATGATTCAGTACAAGGTGCTGCAAAGTCTATTGAAGGTTTAATGGACACCAAAGGTGTTATCAAAAAACCGCAAAAAGAAGCTGCACCAGTTGAACCAAAAGAAGAAGTAGAAGCGAAAGCAGAAACAGAAACTGAGGTTGAACAACAAACTGAAACTCAACAAGAGGAAACTCAAGAAGTTGCAGAACAAGAAGAAGCATCCCAAGATGAGAATGCGATTGAAGAACAAACAACCGATCTACACCAAGTA